ATGATCGTGACGGTCGGAATCTGTTTCGGGCCGACGTAGTCATAGGTGAAGTCGACGACGCGACCTCGGAAGATGACGGTCGAGTTCCGGGTGACGCGTATCTGACGCAGCGGGGATAATCCGGGCGTGTCGTCGAACTCATCCCAGTAGATGCTCGCCTCGTTGTAAGGGTCGAATGCGCGCGTTAGGTCTTGGGCGACGATGACGGCCCGCCCGGGTGCGATCGAGTCGGTGACTTTGCGTTTGCCTCGGAAGATGTCGACGGAGTTCACGGTGATCTCGGAGAACTGGTCGACGCCGTCGAGGACGAAGGTCGTTCCGTCGAGGAGTCCCTGCTGCGTGTCGTCGAGCGTGAAGCCGTCGCCGAATCCGACGTCGAGTTCGACGGTAAGTGTCCCGCCCGTGATGATGTTCGAGGGCATGGCTTAGACGGCGATCGCGACGTCGATCGGCCCGGAGACGAGGTTGTACTGCTGAAGGGCGTCGACGATGAGGTTCGGAAGGTTGGCGTCCGCGGAGACGGTGTTTACGGTGATGTTGACTTGGGAGACGCCTCCGGTCATGCCGTCGAGTAGGGCTTCGTTGCCCATCGCCGCACCGAAGCCGCCGCCTCCGCCTCCGAAGACTTCTGTCGAGCCGATGATGCCGATCTGTCCGGTCATGTCGACCGGGGTCGGGGCGACCGTCCTAGTACCGCCACCTCCGCCACCTCCGCCGCCCGTCTCGGGGATGATCGTCGGGACGGTTGGAGGCACGAATCCGGCCTCCTCGAAGCCGCGGGACACTGCCGGGGTCGTAACGGTTGCGGCCCCGGTTGGGGCGGTCGGTGCGGCCCCGAGGCTCGGGGCGGTGAACGAGACGCCCGAGATGGGCGAGATGTCGCCGAGGCCGGGGATCTTGTTGTAGGCGCGGATGATTGCGTTGACGAACGCGATTGCGCCGTTCACGATGCTCTCGAATGTGTCGAGTATCGACCCGGCTACTTTGATGAGGAAGGAGCCGAGTTTGCCGAACGCTCCCATGAGTGAGAAGACGACGTCGATCACCGGACCGATTGCGGTCGCGACTACGTCGAACGCGAACCCTAGAACCTTGATCAGGACCGGGGCGACGTACTGCTGAATGAATCCCATCGCGGCGCGGAGGTACTCGACAAACTTCTGAATGTTCTCTTGATTGTCTCGAATCTTGTCGGTCACGACCTCGAAGATCTTCCGCCATCCGTCGAGGACTTTGATCGCGACGTCGCGGATCACCGGGACGACTTGCGTCTGAATGATTTCGACGAGACGCTGAATGAACGGGATCATGTGGTCGCGTACCGCGGGGACGACTTTGTCGGTGATGAAGTCGGCGAGCGTCTCGAAGGTCCGTGAGATAGCGGGACCGTAGCGGTCGGCGAACGCTTGGAACGTCGGGATGATCGTGTTCAGGAAGTACTCCGAGAGACTGGTGAGGACCGGGAGGACGTAGTATCCGATCTGCTCGACGAGTTCGGACATGAAGACTTTGAGTCGGGACATCTGCCCGGCGAACGTGTTCGCGTTCACGGTCGCCGCACCGCCGAACGTGCCGCCGAGAATGTTGAGGACGTCGTTCATACTGGCGCCGTCTTTGATGACTGTCTTCATCTCCGGCGATAGCGCTTGGAGCGCTCTCATGTTTCCCTGATAGCCCTTCGCGAGGGCGTCGGCGACGGTTGTCGCGTCCATCTGGAGAGCGGTCGAGATGTCGAGGACTAGGGAGAAGTCACGGTTCGCGGTCTCGACGTCTTTCGTTCCGCGGACGAGTGCGGCGTAGGCGGGTCGGAGTTTGTCGTCGGCGACTCCGGTCGCGAGACTCATCTTCCCGATCTGTTCGTCGATGGCTTTCACCATGTCGCGCGATGCCCCGGTCGCGTTCTCGATGGAGAGCGCCATCTGCTCGAAGGACTGTTGGTCTTCGGCGGCGGCCTTAGCGGCGACTCCGATCGCGGCGGCTGCCGCCCCGAATCCTGCTGCGGCGACCGCGCCGATCTTCGTGAACGATGAGCCGAGACGCCCGAGAAGACCTTCGGATTCCTCGACTGAGTTCTTCAGCGGGGCCGCGTTGCCGGAGATCGTGACGGAGATCAGTGCCATCAGCGGATTCTCTTGTCTTCGAGGTCGTGCTTCTTGATGAGGGTGTCGACGAGTTTCTCGTAGCGTTCCTTGATCTCGTCGCGCCGCTTGTCGATCGCGTCATAGAAGAACGGTTGCGGCTTGATACGTCGGGCAGGCCAACCGAAGTGAATCGGTCCCGCATAGTTCACGCCGTAGCCTCCGGCCTTCACCCGGGCGGACTTCTTCGTCGCGGCTTCCCGGACTGATGAGGCGAGCGCCCCGGAGAGGACGGGGACGAACGCCTTCGAGTCCCCGGCGACGACGGCGGCGATCGTCTTGTTCACGGAGAGGAACTCGGCTGCCTGATAGTCGACGTCCTCGGAGAGTTTCTTGAGTTGCCGCTGAACGGACGAGAGCCCTTCGACCTTGACGCCGCCCTCCCGCGCGGTGCGGTAGCCGAAGGTGCCAGTCGTTGCCATGTCTACCGTCTCCGTTTGTCGAGTTTCTGCGCTCCATCGTAGAGCGCGCGCAGCACCTCCGGAGGTGTCCGCATGAGTGCGAGCGGGTCGATCGTGGTCTTCAGTGCGAGGTCCGCGATCTCTTTCGCGACCCCGCCTCCGGGGATCGTTAGTTTCCCGGGCCGTCTTCCTGCCCGACGGACGCTACGGATTTGATCCATTCGTCGAACGGTTTCACGACGGCGCCGGAGTTCTTCTCGGCGAGCCACGCCAAGTAGTAGAGGCTTTCCATCTTCGGCTTGATCGCCGGGTCGAATGCGGCAGAGATCGAGACTTTCGCCCATCGCTCGAACGCGATCTGCGAGTCGGCGTAGACGGGGAAGGTTTCGGAGGTTCCGTCCTTCCGCTTGATTGTGACGGAGATGTCGAGCATCTGTTAGGCGACCGCCTGCGCGATCGAGCCGCCCTCATACGTTGCCGTGATCTGGAAGAGCGAGCCGACTTCGACGACGAGCGGTAACGAAGTTAGTACCGCGTTCGAGTGTGTGTATCGTGGCGAACTCGCACCGGGCGCGGACGTCTTCGGTTCATAGACGATCGACACTTTGGAGCCGATGTCGCCGAAGAGCGATTGGGCCGCTTCCCCGGTTGAGAAGTCGCCGAGGACGGTGAACGTCGTCGACGAGTTCTCCAAGCCTGCGACGAACTGGCGCGACGTATCGGCGAGACTCGTCGATTCGAGACGGTCGACGTTCTTCGTCATGGTGATCGAGACGAGTTGATCTTTCAGGTCGACCGAGTCGACGGTGAAAGTCGCGGCGGCTCCGAGGAAGGTTGCGGTAGGCATGATGCGAGTCTAGTCCTTGTCTGCGTCTGAGGCGTCCTTGCGGGCTCCTCGTGGTTTCTTGTCCTCATCGTAGGGGACGACGAGTCCTTTCTGGAGTGCGCGTTCCGGTTCGGTGCCGAGCGCCCGGAGACCGTCGCCGGAGATGATGTCTCCCTCGGCGGTTCCTGCGAGGCGGCGGGACGTGACGCGATACTTCACGAGGACATCCTAGCCGTAGCACACTACGGAGAAACGGTAGGCGAGCATCTCGACGCCAGAGACTGCCATCGCGACCGGGTCGGCGGTGCGGCAACGGATCGAGGAGACGGAACCTCCGAGAGTCTGGTCGGCTTCGATCTTCGTCTTGATCGAGTTGGCACCCGTCCCGGTGAGGAGTCCGTCGAGGTAGTCCTGCGCTGCGCGTTCGCTCATACGTCCGGCGATGACGATCACGTCGAGGGTCGCGGTGTCTGCTCCGCGCGCCATGACGAGATCCCATTCCATCGACAGTTGTCCGACGACGGCGGCGGGCGGGACGATGTTGTCCGGGATGGTGTCGTAGACGCGTAGCCCGGTGATGTTGAGCGCGGCTTTCATCTTGTCGCGGACGGTTGACGGCGTCACGCGACGACCTCGCGACGGTAGGCGCGGACGATCGCGGAGATGTCTCGTCCGAGCGGGCTCATGCGGATCGCGCCGAGTTCGGAGAGGCCGAGGACTCCGCCGACCGATGAGGCTCGCTTGACGTAGTCGGCGGACAGAATGAGGCAGGCCTCGACGATGTCGTCCGGCGGGACGCCGAGGTACCATCCGAAGCGCGCCGTCACTTGGACCTGCGGTCGGCGGTTCGTCGGAAGCGGGAACGTATCGGATCCGACCATCGTTATCTGTGTGTAGGGCCACCCGCGCTGAGGTGCCGTCACCGGGTCGAGAATGTAGTCGACGTTCAGGGTTTGGATGTCTGTGTAGTTGCCGTTGCCGTCTGCGTCGAACGCGACGACGAGGTTTGTCGTGTCTGCGATGTCGTCGACCGTCAGACGCCAGAAGTCGTAGGTTCGGTAGAGGCGCGCGGTCGCGTTCGTGTCCCGGTAGAAGCGGCGATTCGCGATCCGGTCGATCGTCCGGGACGACGCCTCGATCGCTTTCTCGATGGTCGTGGTCTCGTCGGCGGTAATCGTACTCATGTTCGCGTACGCCTGAAACTGGGCGAGGGTCGCGTAGCCGTTCGTGATCGCCATGTCTAACGCTTCTTTCTCTTCCGCTTCGGTGGAGATGAATCGCCCCGGGCCGGAAGCGGATCATCCGAGACGCTTCGACGTAAGGAGGCGAACGGAGCGTCGGGGATGCCGACCCGGGACGAAGCCTTCGTTGAGGTTCGTCCGCTTCGGAAGCCTGCGGAGACTCGGATCATGCCGCTACCGATCCGAGCCTTCCGCGAGGCTTTCGAGTTAGAAGGACGGAGTGACGAGGCCCGTTCCGCCGATGAGGGCGAACGCGTTCGGGTAGCGGTTCGCCGTGTAGGCGGAGTACCCGTAGACGACCATCTTCACTTCGAGTTCCGCCGACTTGACGTCCTCGAAGCGCAGCATGAAGGGCGCGTTTGCGGTTTCCCACAGGTGCGACTCTTGCGTGTTGCCGATGATGATGACGTCCTCGTTCGAGCCTGCGCCGTTCGTCGTGATGACGTTGGCGTCGGTGATGACCGGGAGTCCGGCGATCGAGTAGCCCGAGTTGCCGTAGACGACGGAGCCGTTGCCGACGCCGACTGCGTTCTGCGGACCGTTCGAGGTTGGCAGTGCCAACGGGCGACCCTGATCGTCTGTCGCGGAGAGGATCCACGCAAGACGGCGGGGGTGCATGAGGATGAAGTTGGGACCACCGAAGTAGTTCGTCTGGATGCGCTGAACTCCGTCGAGGAGTTTGGGGTACAGTTCCTTCACCGTCGGCGATGCGTCGGTGTAGGTGATTACCTGCGTAATGACGTTGGTCAGAGACGCGGCGTTCCCGGTGACGTACTCGTTGTCGAGTTTCGTGTGGTAGGCGCTGACGAGGTCGGCCATGACGAGCGAGTCGATTCCGGTCCCGCGTTCGAGAGCCTGACGGCTGACGTTCTGCTGACCTGCGATCGTGTTCACGGTGACGTCGAGTTTCGTGTCGTCCATGTTCGTTTCCTGAACGGCGGAGCCTTCGGACTGGACGGCGACTGCCGATCCGGTCGTGACCTTCGAGATCGACAGGGTGAGGCCTGCGTTCGGGAGAGTGTGCTTACGCGAGGCATCCATGAAGGGACGCCCGGCGCGGGCGAACGGAGCCGCGAGGTCGGTGAGGAACTGCGGGACGACGAGCCCGGCGAAGTTCGCCGAGGTGACGTCGCGCTTCTCGATCTTCTCCTCGTGCTGATGGCGGGCGATGCGCTCACGCGCCTCGAAGTCGCCGAGGACCTGAGCGGCGAAGGCGTCGCGGAGGAACGAGAAGTCGCCATCGGGGCGGTAGGTGCGCTCTTCGCGGGTGACGCGAGCCGGGGCGGCGTCACGCTTCTCGACCTTCGAGCCGTCGACCTTGCGGGCGAGTTCGGCTGCTGCGGCCTTGCGGGTTTCGATGTCGGTGACTTGCGCGATGCGCTCGTCGAGTTTCTCGATTTCCTTCGCGAGGGCGGCGACGTTCGCCGTCTCGACGTCGGAGATGTCGCGGTTCTCTTCCGCCGCGCGGTTGAGGGTTGCGTCGATGAGGTCGGCCTTCTGCGAGCGCTGCTCGTGGAGGCGGGAGAGGAAGGTGTTCACGGATGTTGTCCTTGTCGTGGTCGTGGTGATGTTGCCCGCCGGGTGCTGAGGCTCCGCGTGGCGGGTGTCCCTTGCGGGAGGTGCGCTCTTCGCGGGCCGAGGGTGCGGCCTGATTGGATGCTAGCGGACGTCTGTCTCGTTCGTCAACGATCGCGACTCTTCGAGGATTGCGCGGGCGAATGTCTGCCCGGCGTCTCCGCCCCATAGCGCCCACGCGATCCGCCCGGCGGACGGGTAGCCGGGTTCGCCGGGGCGGAAGCCTTGCGCTCGTTTGTCGACTTCGTGCCGAGCGAAGTAGGACGCCATTCTTCCGATCGTGGTCCGGGAGAGGTTGCGTCGGTTTGCGATGTCGCGGGCGCGGGCGACTCCGATTTCGGTGCCGCCTCGTCCGTAGGCGGCTCGCCATTCGAGACCGCGGCGGGCTTCAGCGACCATGCCGTCGGTCGGCGTGTAGCCCTCTTGGCGTTCCTCGGCGGGTTCGGTGTCGCGTTCGGCTTCGGCGATGTTGAGGGCGGCGAGTTGCGCGAGTGCTTCGCGCCGGGTGCGATGGCAGCCTTCGACCTCTCCAGTGTCATCCTTTACGACGGCGTAGCCGGACCGACAGTCAGGGTGCGCGGTGTCGATGTGCCACGGCATGATTGCCGCTAATCGAGGTCGGGCGTCAGTACGCGGAGCGTTTCGGTGACGCCGTCCGCGCACACGGCGTAGATCGTCTCATTCGTCGGAACGAAGACGGTATGGGGCGACGAGTGCTTCTCATAGGGGACGCCGAGGGAGGACGTGACGTCGGCTCCGCCGACGTAGACGGTTGAGTTCCCGACAATCTGAATGTAGACGTGCCGAGGCTGATCGTCTTCAGCGACGACGATCTGACGTGTCGAGGTGATCGAGTAAGAGTTCGAGATCACTTGCGAACCTTAGCGACGATCTGTTCGATGGAGGCTAGGTTCGGCTTCTCGATCTCTTGACGGACCGCGACGATGTTCGCAGCGTCACCGTACGCGCCGAACGTCACGAGCGACACTTCGGCGAGGTGAGCCTTCAGGCGGTTGACGACGCCGCCACGCTTCTCGTCGCGGAGCGGCTGAAAGCCGACAGAGAGGTTAGATAGGACGCCGTCGCGAATGAGTTCGAGCGCTTCGTCCCCGGCTTCGGTCTTGGAGATGCGGAACTCGCCATAGAGACCGCCGTCTCTTTCTTCGAGCATGACGGCGCGCCCGATCGGCGAGTCGGTCTTGTGTTGGAAGAGAAGTTTCACGCGGTTCGCGGCCCGGGTGACGTCACGGAAGACGCCTTTCCGGAACACTTCCACGAGGCTCGGCGAGATGCGCTGCTCGACGTCGTAGGGGACGGCGATCCCGACGATCGTCCGTCCGTCACCTTCGGCTCTTACTTCGAGGGCCGTGTCGTAATGCCTGCGCTCGATCATGTGTCCGAGTCCTCTTCGTAGTCGTCCGATTCTTCCTGAGTGTGAGTAGAGACTACCTCGGCGGGGACTGGCTCTTCGCTCGTGGTCTCGGCGAGCGGTTCCCGGTTCTCTAGTTCGCGGACCTCGTCGAGTGTGAGGAATCCTGCGTCGAGTGCGATCTTGTGCGCTTCGTAGCGGGACTTCGTGTCCGGGCGGAGGAGTGCGTCGACGTTCATCTTGGCGTACTGTCCGCGCGGTAGGTAGTCGGTGAAGCGTTGCTCGATGCGTTGGATCCACGGCATTAGCGACCAGCGGACCAGTTGGAGGTTCTCTTCGGAGACGTTCGAGTATGTGCGCGACGAGTTCGGGGCGCCGAGATAGTAGGCGGGTAGGCCGATCATGTTCGCGATCTCGGTGAGACTGAACTGGCGCGTCTCCAATAGTTGCGCGTCTTTCGCGTTGTCCGAAAGTTGCTGAAACTTCGTCGACTCGTTGAGTACTGCCGGGGTTCGCTTCGTGCCGCCGTACTGCCGCAGCCAAGCGGACTTCAGCGCTTCGGCTTCCGTTTGTGAGAGGTCAGGGTTCGACGAGTAGATGATCCCGGTCGGTTGTGCGCCGCCGTCGAAGTATCGTTGCGCGTAGGTGTTGACGGCGACCGCGCCTCCGATCGCTTGACGTTGCGCTGAGAGGATTCCGTAGCCGACCATCTCGCCGGGCATGGAGAAACCTTTTATGTGGAGGATCTCGTCGGCGGAGTAGTCGCGGTTGTCGATCCGGTAGACGAGGACGCCGTCTTCCTTGCGGACGTTGACGCGGTGAACGGCGACCGGATAGATGTGGTCCGGGTAGCCGTTCAGCCCGGGCTCCCCGAGGATCGCTATGTAGTTCCCGTGAATGATGAGCGAGGCGACCATCGAGGAGATCGTCTCGATGCGTGTCTCCGTCGGGACGGGTTTCTGAAGGAGGTTCGGTTGCGGGTCGACGTACTCTTCGCTCCGGTAGGCGTGGAACGGTAGCCCGCCGATGGCGTCCGAGATGAGCGTCACCGCCCGCCAGATACCGGGGACGGAGAGCGTCGACGTCTCGTCGACGATGACGCCCGCGTTGATGTCGGGGAACAGTCGACTCATGCGACCTTGTTCGTCGACGAAGACGTTCGGGTAGCCCATCCCGAAGGCTTGTCGTTTCTCGCGGCGGAAGAAGTCTCGCAGAGCCATTAGAGCGGGAAGTCTAGTAGATGATCGAGCGAGCCTTGACGGTGGACTTTCGCGTCGTCGCGTGGTGCCATGCGAGGCAGACGGCGTAGAGCGGCGAGATGTCGGCGTCGGGGACGTTGCGCTGAAAGAGCCACTGCTGCCCGACTGCTCTTCGTGTCGCGGCGCCGATCGCCTTGTCGAGTCGGTCGTCGGACTTCACGCGGACCGACTTGTCGAGGACCGCGTCATAGAAGAGCGCGCAGGCCGCGACAACGTCCGAGGTCTTGTAGACGATGATCGGGACCCCAATCTGTTTCAGCGGTTCGACGAACGAGGACGCCGGGCCGTAGCCGTCGACGATGACGTTCCCTTTCCACCGTCGGAACAGTTCGAGGGTGCGCTGCTGAATCCATCCGACGCCGTCCCGGTTCTCGATGAGTTCGATGTTGCCGTCCTTATCGGAGACTGCGATCGAACCTTTCGAGCGGTCGAGCGCCACGTCGACCGCGAACGTCAGCGTCCCGGCGGGCGCGATCTTCGGGGAGCATGACGCCGCCCACACTTTCTGAGGGATCATCTGCTCCGACGTGGTACTCCACACGTTCAGATAGGAGCGCCTGAACTCGTTCACCGTCATCGACGTTTGAGCGTGTTCGACTGCCGATTCTTGGACGGTCAGTCCGAGTGCGGGCATACATCGCGACCAGACCTCCCGATCGTACGGGTCGTCATCGCTTGATGCGCTCCACTCGAAGTAGGCGATCCCTTCGCCCGGGTCGGCTTCGGATGCGGCCCGACCTTGATCGACTTTCCGTTTGAGGTAGAGCGATCGTTCGGTTCCGGCGGTGGAGACGACGACGATCTGCGCGTCTTTCTTCGTTGCCATCGTCGGGAGTAGCGCCTGTTCGCGGACGTCGTCCTCGTCGGCGAATGCTTCGTCGATGATCGCGAGGTCGAGGGTTCGTCCGTGTCCGGCGGAGATCGAGTTCCGTAGGACTTCTATCCGGGAGCCGTTTGCGAAGATGACTGCCTCGTCACCGTTTGCCCGGTAGACGCGTTCGACGAGGTTCGCGAATGGTGAGCGCTCGATGATCGGGACGAAGTCGTCGAGGAGTTTCTGCCGGGCGTCGTGTCCGGTCTGTGCCGTGTAGGCGATGCGTTGCGCTTTGCCGTAGAAGAGCGCCCGGTGAAGCATGATCGCGAGGATGAGAGTCGTCTTCCCGGACTGTCTCGGGACGGTGAGAACGAGTTCCCGGTAGGCGGGACGTCCGGCGATGCGTTCACCGAACACGCCGACGACGTCGGCCTGCCACGGCATTAGCGGCAGCCCGAGACCGCGGGCGACGAGTTCGATCTTCTCGCCGAACGATTCCCGGTCAGTGCGGCGCGCCGTCGCGTAGCGAGGCTTCGAGCCCGCGAAGGACTTCGTCGAACTCATGCTTCCGCTCCTCTCCGGCCTTGATAAGGACCGCGACAGTCTCTCGATACTCCTTCCAGAGACGCGCATTCGACGCGTCCTCGGGATCGTCGAGCCGGACCGCCAGACTTCGAGCCATCGCGACGGTCGCCGCGTCCACCTTCCCGAGAGCGTCCTTCGAGTAGAGCCACGAGATGACGTCTTCGAGCGCTTCCCGGTTTGACTGGATTCGCCGGGATTCGACGCGATTAGTTGGGGATCGACGCGACTTGACCTTACTTGGGCGGTGTTTGGTTGCGTTTGGCTTAGTCACGCCGACCCCCGGAATGTTGACTCGGAGAGAGAAAAACGGGGACTGCGTCGGGGTAGTTTCGGCCTCCCGGGAAGAAACGGTTAGTCGTCATCGGGTTCAGTCTGGCACGTCGGGCGCGCGATGCGATCGCAGAGACACTTCACGACTTGACCTCGCCGATTCTTCGCAAGGCTTGGATGCACGTCTCACCCATAGCGACAAGCCAGATAACGGTCGGCATGGATCGGTCGTATCGAGTGCCGTCCGGTCGAATGAATCTTGCTTTCGTTAGTTGAGTCCACGCCGTGCGGGAGTCATTCCAGAGTTCAGTCATCCATCGTCCGTTCGAGGTTGGCAGTAACGCGATGCCGTTCGCGTGTTGCTGGAATCTTGGCGCGAAGTGTCGCACATCGGAGAACGGTGGATTCATCCATACTCTCCCGATCCATTCTTGCTTGAGCGCGTCGTCTTCTATCGTGTAGTGACGGGCTGCTGGTACCCACGGAACTCCGCCGACCGGAGCGCAGACATCTAAGTCGAAGTCGATGCCTAACGCCTCGAACACTTCGGGAGGCGTGAAGCATTCGTCATTCTTGCCCTTGTAATCGGTGGCGACCCCGAATCCGAGATTGCCCAAGTTTCTCACCATGCTCGGCTCGGCTTTCGTCGGAGTTTGTTCGAGCGCCCGCTATTACATGACGCACACGCGGCCCGGAGATTCCCGAGATCGTACGGTGCGCCACCGAACGCGAGCGGGATGATGTGGTCGACTTGTGTCGCGGTCACTTGGCAGCCTTCCATCTGAACGAGGCAGCGGTACTGATCGCGGTCGAGGACGACGCGTCGAACCTTCCGCCATGTCGCGCCGTAGACCTTGTTCGTCCGCTTCACTGGATGACTCCTTCGGAGACGGTTATTCTATGCGAGGGCGCCTGCCCTCGCGCTCCCGGTCGCGCTTCGCTGACGCTCGCGCCCCGCCGACCATGCCGGACCGATCCGACGGGTCGAGGTTCGAGCGTTCCTTCTAGAGCGTTCTTCGTTGAGAGTTGACTACGCACCGTAGCGCCTTGACTTGCTGAGAGCCCTCCCGGGCTCCACCCGTCCGACTATCGCTCGGATCACACTAGACGCGCCCTCATCGTGACGCGCACGTTCCCGGCCTGTCTGACGGGCGAACTCACGCGGATTAGGCGCGGGCGTCTTTCACGCTTCCCCCGTTCTCACGCGACGGGCGACGACGAGCGAGGCTCGCGTTCTTCAGTTGTGTTCAGCGTGCTCGGCGATCAGTCTCCCGACCCATTCGGCGACTTGAGGGACGACGGCGTTCCCGAGTCCTCTAAGTCTGTCCACCCGAGCGGAAACCCCATAAGCCACTCGACCCACGTCGGGTTCAGTTTCCCACGATGATCGCCCCGTAATGCGACTGCCTCTTCTAATCTGCTCATGTACGGCCTCCCGGTTTGTAGCCGTTTCGCCACGATAGACAAGTCCTCGGCCATCGCCTGATTCGCTCTGGGGGTAGGCCACGACGAAGAGGCGGTCGCGACGGTGTGGAGCGCCAACCGACGACGCTGGTATAACTTGCCATTCCGCAGAATACCCGCAGGCGGCAAGGTCAGCGAGAACGTCTCCGAATCCAAGAGTAAGGTGGCCTCGCACGTTCTCCAAGAGTGCGTAGCGGGGTCGTATTGTGCGAATGGCGTCGAGGAAGTAAGGCCAGAGATGTCGCGCGTCTTTCGCGCCTTTCCTTTTGCCTGCCGTCGAGAAGGGTTGGCAGGGATAGCCGCCTGCGATGATGTCGACATACGGGACGTGCCTCCATTCGATTTTCGTGACGTCGCCGAGGTTCGGCACGCCGGGGAAGTGCTTCTCTAGGACTCTAGTCGCGAACTTGTCTATCTCGGAGTGCCAGACGATGCGATGCCCGGCTCGCTGGAGGCCGAGGTCTATTCCGCCGATTCCCGCGAAGAGGGAACCGACGGTGAGCGATGCCATTAGAACGGCTCCTCGTCGAGCGGGGTCGGTATCTCGCCCGCCGGGTCGGGAATGATCGGATTCCACGTCTCGATCACCTTCGAGGCTTCACGCTTCGAGAGGTCGTCGAGTTTCGTGACGCGTCTCCCGATAATGCCGCTAATCGCATCCGTGAGTCCTTTCGTCGTGGCGAGCCCGCGTTCCTTGCCGAGGCCGCGGATCTTGCCCATCTGAGCCTTCGAGACGTCGCCCGCCGGATACTCGTCGCGCTGCTGCTGCTTCCCAGTGAACGGGTCGGGAACTGCGTCTCCGTTCGGATACGTCACCGGGACGACCTTCGGACGTTGAGGCGTGAACGGCTTCGAGGGCTCTCGACGGTCGACGTCATCCTTCGACGCGAGGCTCTTCCCGATCCCGAAGCCCATGAAGCCGAGGATGCGTCCGAGGCAACTCGTCGAGGCGTTCGGCTGCTCGGCCCCGGCAGTGTACGGAGTCTTCCCGGGATACTCCTCATGGATGAAGCCGCGCATAGGCAGCGGGTCGTCTGGCGTCCGATAGACGGTCATCGACACCTCGACGAACGTCTTCCCGTCCGGTCCTTCGACGAACTTCGGCGGATCTTCCACGACCCGTAGTTCCGGGAACTTCTCCAGCGCGAGCCGGAGTCGTTCGTTGACGGTGACGTAATCGCCGAGCGAGAAACTCATCTTCTGCCTCCTAGTAGTTGTCCGAGATCATAATCTGAGGGTGTTCACTCCGAGATTCGTTCTAGGAACTCGCGCGCGGTCAACACGTTCACGAGTGTCGCGGCGTCGACGACATAACTCCACTCGAACGGATCGGAGGAGCCGCGTTTCTTCACGACGATTACGCCGAGCGCGGCGTCCTTGTTCGCTTTCTGTATGCCGAGTTTCCGGATCCACGCCGGGAGGTCGATCTTCCCGCGGTCTTTCACTTCGATCACGACGCCCGGGACACCGAGTTCGATGTCGCCGATGTCGTCCGGCGAGCCTGCGCGGATTCGGTGCGCTTTCGTGAAGCCGAGATCGTGAAGCCATTCGACGACGGCGCGTTCCGCCCGGTCCCCTTTCTGTTTCTGTGGCGTCGTCATGCGATGTCTCTTCCGAGTGCTTCCATGATCGAGCCGTAGACCCATAGGTAGCCGACGGCGTCGACGAGACTGTCCCGGTGAACTATCCCGATCTGCGCGTTCTTATCGAGGCGGGCGAGTTTGACGGAGAGCATGAAGAGCGCTCCCTCTTCCGGGCGGAGGTCGCGGCCCGAGAGCGCCTTGTAGATCTCGACGACGCGCGAGTAGTCGTCGATCGGGTCGCCGTACTGCTCATTCCTCGGGCCGTGGACGATTGCGTCGGCCTCCTTCAGGATGTCGTCGAGCATTAGTAGGGCGTGACGGTCGTCGCGACTCGTTCGAGTCTGGTGATCTCTGCGTTGAGTGCGAGGATGCGTTCGGAGAGCGTGTCGAGTCTCTTGACTGCGGCGATGAGATCGTCGCGTAGGAGTTCGTCTTCGACGTGGTTGGCTTGCTCGATGAGTCGCGCTTCGAGCGGGATGCAGAGCCACTCTTCGCGAGTAATCATAGGAATCGGTCCAATACCAGCATAAGGACGAGCGCGATCACGAGCCACGCGACGACGACATAGTCGAGGATGGTCACGTCGACCTCCAGACGGGTATCGGTCGCGCGTGGCAGGCCTTCCGGCGGGAGGTGACGTAGCGTCCGGTCTTGGCGATCGACCCGTCGCGTGTCAGGCGGAGCATGATCGCGCCGAGGGCGCGAGGTTCGGCGGGTTGCGGGATGCTGCGCGTCTCGCAGTACTCCCACACGTCGTCGGTCGTGAAGCCGTCCGGATTGGTCGACGCGACGTACATTACGACGCGAGTCACGCGGTCGATCCATACCGGGTCGGCGTGTTCCTCGACTTGGGCGACTGCCCGATCGCGGGCGTCTTGGGCGACGATGAGGTCGAGAAGGTTCACGAGTTGACCGCCTGCTCATAAGTCGACCACTGCTCGAAGCCTCCCTCGTTCACGATCGCCCGGGCCGCCTTCACGGCGATCGCCGGGTCGAAGAGGTCGACGCACGATTCGACGATGAGAGCCGCTTGGAGATAGCCCTCGGGCCAGTAGCGGGACGGTTCGCACCACGTCGGGCCGTGAATCTGGAGTATCCCGTAGGAGACGCCCCGGTCGAGGTCGCCGAGGATGTCCTCATCGCAGCGGGATTCGTGCCATCCGATGCGGGCGAGTAGGGCCGCCTCGTCCGGAGTGAAGCCCTCAGAACGCGCTAGGCCGATTAGGACTGGGCAGTAGCCCTCGGGCGGGGTTTCGCTCGTCTCAGGGGCCGGGAGAGGCCTCTGAGAGGCTTCTGGAGGCACCGTCGGGAGGGTTGTGGTTGTGTTGGCGGAGGGCGTCGACGGCTCGAACTGGGAGTCCGGGGGAAGGACTGCCATTCCGAACACGCCGACGACGCCCATCGCCGCGGAGGTGATGATGGTCCACGGGTTCACGCCGCGCCACCGAACTCGTCGTCGCCGATGATGCTCGACGTCAGGGTGAAGGGTTTCGACCATAGGGAAGGGTGCGCCGTTGGCGGGAGATCGCCGTCGACCGCTCTCATCTGGATCGAGGC